TTGTATAATATTGATTTTTACAATTTTCATTGTTTTTGGAATTATTTGTTTTTATTTGAATATGTAACCCATTTCCAAAGTTTTATATCATCAAATTTTGCAATAGTCTCTGCACTTAATTTATTTTTCTTTTTTGATGCTTTTATACGTTCTACCCATTCAGATAATCTTTGTTCTGCCGGATCATTAGTCGTTCTATAAGGCATCCTACCATTGTCATTAATAAAATCTTTTAATTCTATTATATTTTCATCTATCGTTTTTTTTCTAGTTTCTTTTTCCCAAAACCAACCATCTATTTTTTCTAATAATTGTATCTGTTCGATACTTAATTTATTTTGTTTATATCTAGTTCTCAATTTAGTACATATTCTAGCTACTCTACTTTCCTCATTATTATCGGAATAGCTTGATGGTATTCCTTTATTTCCTCCAACACATTTTTTGATATCATTATATTTTTCCCCAAATGTTTGAAATTTTTTAGTTTCTTTAGGGGACCAATACCATCCTTTAATATTATTTAACTGTTCTATTTTTTCTTTCCCTAAAAGACCACGTTTTTCTAATTGACGCATTCTAACCGTCCATCTGCCCAATGTCGCTACTTCTTCGTTTTTTGATCGAACACTTGGAATTTCATTATATATATCAACATGCTCTTTCAATTTATCATAATGATATTTAAATGTATCAACTCGTTTCCAAACTGCAATATCAATATTACCAATCCATTCATCGAGATTAATTTTTTCATTAATAATTATTTTTGTTTCATTACTTAAATAGTTACAATGCTTAATTATTTGATGATTTATCTGTTTGCCATTAGCTTTGGCAATAAAATATTCTTTCATCACTTCATCACTTTCAGATAGAGCTTTTATAATATTAACCAATTTCGGAAAATAAAACTTTTCATCTATTGCATTAATATCTTCAAAGAAATAAGGCACAAGTATTTTTGCTAAAGTTTTATCTTTATAAGGTCTTAATGATCGACCAATACATTGTATAATGTCTATTGTGCTTTCTCTAGCATCCACAAAACATTCACTATCAATTATAGGTATATTCACTCCTTCATTAAATACTCTTGCAGTAGTTAAAATACTATATTTAGACTCTTTGAATGCATTAATAATTTTGTTTCTGATTTTAATTGAACACCCACCATCTATTTGAAATACTTTAATTTCGAGTTTTAATTTTTCGATTAAATTATTTAAAATAGTCACTAAATCCTTTGAATTTGCTATGGAATTATGATATGTAACTAAATGATTGCAATCATGCTCTTGAAATCCTTTGATAATCATTAGAGCTGTTGCCAAATAATAGCTATCTATTTCTTTCAATTCATCCCATTCAATTAATTTATTCTGTTCAATAAATTCAGAAATAAATTTGTTATCTGTTAAAAGTGTTAATATCTGATAATTGCATAAATATTTATTATCAATTCCTTGTCTGACAGAATATTTATATATTTCTTTACCAAATATTGTTTCGTTGTTCATTGCTACAACATTTTCACCAACATCCCCAACATTTTTATATATCCTGGGTGTTGCTGTTAGGAATAGTCTTTTATTAATTTTAATATTTTTATTGTTCAGTAAAAATGAAAATTGATGACCTAATTGTTGACATGTTTTATGTGCTTCGTCAATAATTCCTAAATCATATTGTATTTTCAAAACATCAGAAGCGAATAATAATTTGTCGGCACTTTGATATGTTGTAATTATTATCACATTATTTTTATTATTACCATATTTATATTCTATAAGTTTTGCATAGATTTCTTCATCGTTAGTCGTTAGCATTAAGCCGTTGTTTTTATATCCATCCTCACCGACATCAGCATCCGATCCAATTAATAATATATCTGATTTATAATTATCAGCATTCAATTCATAAGACCATTCTTTGTAAAATTGCGACAATAAATACAATGAAGGAACCCCAATTAATGTGAATTTTGGTTTTAATTCTTTATACAACCAATATGACATTAATGTTTTGCCAACACCACATGCAATATTTCCATAACCATTATTCTCATTTTTGTAGTGATCATTGCATTTATTAATAAATTCTACTTGATAATCTCTTTTGATATGTGGCTTGTATATATTAATATTTTTCGCTTGTACCAATGATCTCATTTGATCAAAAAAATTATTATCTAATGTATCAAAAAAGTCATTGTGAATTTTAATAATTTTATTACATTTATTTACTTCTTCATCAATATCAACTGTATTCGTGACATAAAATGCTCCATCAAATTTATTACTTATTCCAAAAGTCATTCCAACAAATGTGGCTAAACTTTCCCATGTTATTTTTGAATATTTGTTGTTTCTAAATTTTGATTGGATAGCATAATATTTATTATCATTGGTTAACAATATTAAATCAATACCTTTATCTTTTTTTGGTATATTAAATTCATCAAACAAATAGAAAGGTATTTCATCATATAACCAAATATTTTTAATAATAGGCTTGTAATAGTAATGTATTAGAAATATGTATCTTGTTATTATTTCGAAAAAATCGCCTATTTGTTTTTTGGTGTAATTGTTAATGGCATAAAAATCATTAAATGTATTTAATTTTGGTAGTATGTCATTAATAAATAAAGTGTAAGAGTTCATAAATTGTATTATAGTATAGCATTATTATATCATTTAATTTTTAAATCAATTTTCTAGCAAATAAGAAAATTCGTCATGTTCATCTCCTTGAAATATTGGTCTTGAAATTCCATTATCGTTATATGATCCTGTTAGGCGTCTCGGATTGATCGCCGGCACTGTCACTGTCCAATCAATCTTACCATTAAATCCTTCATAATATTCTTTCACAGCATCAAACGCTTTTAATTGGTCGCTTTCAGGTCCATAAAATTTAAGTTGATCATAAGTATGATCCATACCAGCGCCACCTCCGCAATATCGTAACTTCCACGTTTTAGGTAATTTATATTTATTTTGTCTTACATATTCGGACCAATTATTCACATTATCTTCACCAAAAATATTATACCATGCATAAAAGGTAAGACGGTGTTCAGTTAGTTTACTGGCATATATTTTGATATCATTCAATGGAGTATCAAGATTAAATGATTCTGTTGTATCTTTGTTAAATTCTATATAGATATCACCCAACTCGCCCCAATTATGCCATACAGTTATTTTCCATTCAGATGGCATTGCCTCACCATATTTTTGAATGATCCATGGATCTTTGCCTCTCAAATCAATTGAAACACAAGGTCTTTCTTTATCTAGAGCTATATTTTTATAATGTCCATAACCATTTTTATAATATTTTGTTATTTCTAATGGAATCGACAAATAGCCGGAACATGCATAGTCAGGATTATTGATAAGTTGTTTCCTCCTCCCAACAAAACGTGTTCCAGTATCTCTATAAGATCGAAATGCAACAATATCACCAAATCCAGCATCTATATTTTCCGGAAGAGTAGTTGGTAAGGTATCATAGTCACCATAGAGATGATATTTAATGTATCGTGCCATTTAAAATTATATATTTTTATCAATAATAAGAATATAACATTATTAAATCAAATTTTTCATCTCTATCTGTACCAATGTTCTGGCTTTTTAATGAACCAGGGTGTATGATTATAATTAGCAACTATTTCTTGATTCCCATAAATATCTTGTATTGCCACCAAATAATACCTATTATCTCGATAATACAATTGCGAATTCGGATTATATGAATGATTAACCCATGATCCAAATTCTCCTGTTATTTGTGGAAATAAATTAAAGGAATAATACACCACAACACCAATAATTTGACCTTTTCTGAAATTTCTATTAGCCATTAAACCATTTCCGTGTATTTTTGATGGTCCAATGTAATAATTATTCTTATATTTATCGTTTACTCCGCCCATTTATAAATATAACTGAGATAATATCAATCCGTTTTTTCTTTTAATTTTGTATTAAACCAGCAAATTCTTTCATCAAAATTCTCTCTCCACTTCATATTCAAAACCATACAATTATGATCTTGTGTCATGCCTTTAAACATATTCCTGAAAGAATCATATGATACAAACATATCGATGAGATAGTGGAATAATTCTTTTTTATCTAAATTTTCACTAAACAAGAAAATATAATCCATCGCTTTTCTAATCATTTCAAATTTAGTTGGAACTTGGGTTGTAATTATTAATAATTTGTTGTATGACTTATAATTGAACAGTAAATCTTGAAATACTTCATCCTTTTCCCAATCAAAATCATGATTAAGACAATCGTCTAATATGATTGCACCCGGAGCATCGGTCTTCAGATATTCTTGTAGTAATTCTGATCGATATTGAGTTTCGATTCTTGTAATAGGATATTTATATTTATAAATCGGATGTAATCTCTCATGATGACTTATGATTAATGTATTTCTAATGAATTCATCTGTATATTTGCTTAAAATGTTACATATTGCCATAGATTGTTCGGCTCTCTTTATTCCTATCATATAAATGCTTGTAAATTCTGGGAAATCTATGTTAGTCATTTGTTCATAATCATTAACATCAAAGGATGAATATGAATTAGTGCTATCTTCTTCTTTTGATTCTTTTTCAATTTGTTCCAATTGTTCTTCGATTATTTTATTGTGTAATTCATATTCGTATTTCATGATTTTATAATTAGATTCTATAGTATAATTTTGTGATAATTTAATACCCATGTTTACCAACTGGCATAATTTTATTAACATATCTAATTTTGCATTCATTAACTCTTCTTCATTTTCAAAACCTTCGTATTTTTCTTTAATAAATTCTTTTAAATCTACTATAATTGGTATCATTTCCCATTCTGTTAATATCTTAAAATTCAATTTAGTACTATTATATAATTTACCTTCACTGATCACATTTTCTTTTTCAACATATACCGCTTTGTTGTCATTTAACAGTAAATATTTTCCACATTTGAATGTTTTATTTTTACAAAAATCATCATAAGACAAATTTTCGATCAATATATATTCTTTTATTTTACTTTTAATATAATCTAGAAAACTATCCTTTGAATCAATTAATTTAACTATTTCCTTTTTGGTTGATTCACTAATCTCTAATATAGCAGACGACGACATACAAATATAATATAAACTATCATATTATTTTCCAGAATACAAACACATTATCAACTTTTTCATTTTCATTTTTCGGAGCGCAGCGTAGAAAAATGAGAAAGTTGTGTTTATTATTTTACAATAGATATCTATAATTAGTATATAGAATGGATCCAATTTATATGCAAAACATAACCGAAATTAGAAATGAATATACAACATTTTTAACAAACATATTAACACCATTCATTTATGAAGGCATCAAGTCAACCTATAGCTATGCTGTCAATGTACATAATGAATTTATAGAAAAGGGTAAGCATGATCCAACAATTAAAAGCCCTGGTGTATTAAAATTGTTTCAATTAACATTAAAAGAAATACCTACTCTAAACAGCAATGCAATAGATGCCGAAACGACAAGAATCAAATCACAATGTAAATGTGCGGATTGGTTTGATGATTTGGTTAGAGCAGTTGTTAAAAGTAATATCATATTGTTGACTTTCTCAAATCCCAAGAGACGCCCTGAAATTATGAAAGAAGAATATCACAATAAAATAGATATCAGAGATTTTATTCACAAATGCTATATAGAAGGTGCGCGAACGGTCTACAATAATCCTGAGCTATTCTGGCATGAATACCCAACATTAGAAATCAAAAGGAACCAGCGAGAGGCATGTGATTTAATTAGAAAAGCAATATGTGAAGCTATTCGACGAATGCTCCCAATTAAATTAATTCTCAAAGAATACCTACAGAATAATTTTGAAGATGATGACAATGACATTACTAAACCAATGTCCGAAGGAAATTATATGAAAATCCAATCGATGCTAAATAGAGATTTGCATGGATTAAATATACCACAGCGAAATGAAAGCGTCTTAGAAGATGAAAATAAGGAAGATTATATGAAAGATGAAGATGAAAATGGTGAAATTAATGAACTGGAAAATAATATTCATAAATTAGAACAACAATTTGGTGGTGATGATGATAAAGAAACGGAAGATGAAGACTATTTAGATGATGATGATAGTGAAGCTATCGGAGGAAATGTTGATGAAGATGAAGGCGGAGATGTATATGAAAACATCAAACGTCAGTTGGAGAAAGAAACACAGAAATTAGAAAATATCCCGGTATCCAGAGAACAACTAAAAGAAAACCCAAAAGAAGAACCTAAAGAAAAACCATCCGAAAAATCACCAGAAATTCCAAAAGCAACTACTGAAGCAGGAACAAATAGTATCCCTCGAGCTGAAAAAGATACCGAAGTCAAAAGGTTAATTGAAGGTAATAAAGCTGTTTTGAATATAGAGCAACCCAAGAAAAAATTAAATAAGAGAGAGCAACAGTTATTCGATGAATTGGAAAAGAAAGAGAAAGACCAAAATGTGGACAAAAAGAAACTATATTTTGAAAACTATATGAAATAACGTGAAAAAAATTGAAAATACAACTATTTGCTAAATCCATTAGTTCTGATTTTACTGGTTTCCACTTAAGTACCTGATATTTTGTCGGATTTTGAGATAATGTCTTGCACCAATTGCGGTTTCCGTTCAGCCAATCGTGGTTATTCATGGTGCCAGACGTGCTATAATGCCTCCAAACAATCAAATTTGTGCACCGTTTGTCATATTAACCTACCCAATCGTGGGTATCAATGGTGCCAGAATTGTTATGATGCAACGAGACAGCCAGCCGTCCAGGGTCAGCCGTTGTGCCAGATGTGCAACCTGCCTGCTTGGAACGGTGTTTCTCCTGGTTGCGGCAAGACTCACGCCCAAGAAGCCATGGCGAGGGGTCTTTTTGTTCCTCGCCAATGAAATTATCATTTTTACTTTATTATGGATTAACATAGTATAATGTCATATTATGGAAAATGTCATATAGTTACATCAGCAATTATATGATGGTTATTTTAATATGGATTCATACTAGGATATTCGGTTAATTGGTTTCCACGCAATGAAATTATTTTATGATTTCCAAATATCATTTGATAACTATAAAATGTAAGCCATTGCGTGGAAAATCCTTAATTGTGAGCGTTAGCGAACTGAGCGAAGCGAAATTTTTGCGTTAGCAAAATGAGAAAAATTGAATAATAAATTATCGGGTAGGTCCTTATAAAATCGCACTTTTAACAAGGTATATAACACTACCAATGCTTTGGTTTTTCTTTCCGTTGCTGGACCCAGTCCTCGTTGATTGTAATAACTTTGTTGATTTAATCACATATCGAGTTAAAAATATTATTAATATTGATAACATTAATAAAATAACGAAAGAAATTTCAATTGAAGAGAAAAGGAAAAGAAACATTGAAAAATGGAATAATGAATATGAGAATTTGGTTTTACATTTTAAATATTTGGCTAAATTCAGGAAGAATACTGAAGAATACTTTTCCATATTTAGATGGTTAAGATATCCTGACGGACGGTATCCTATCATTGTTGGAAAAAATTTCAAAGTCCATACTTTTACTGCTAGTCTCGGGAAATATGGAAATTCCCATGAAAATCTGACCTATGAATATTTTCATGTTAAAGATGACCTCGAAAATGTTTTATTTCCAGTATGTATCAAATACATCGAAAATCAATTTGAAATTACAAATTCCGAATCATTCAGAAGAAGAATTAGTCTTGAAGATCAAATCGACCAATTATACAAAAAAGGTCTTTTATTTTCTCCGGTCAGCATTGGAAAATATTTTGAAACTTTAGGAATCGATACCGAATTATCAGTTAAAGATTATATGGAAAAGAATTTTCGATCGATTACAGAACCAAAACAAATTGTTGATCACATTAAAAATCAAATAGATACTGAGATGATTAAAGATATCGAAGAATATGAAAAAATATCCAATGTCAAAAAAATAGAAGTGACTACGTGTATCGATAAAGGAACAGGTGTACAAGCACAAAAAGAGAAAATGTTTTTCGATAATATAATTGCTATTAGATATACAAGCACTGAAACAGATCTTGGTTTCAATATGGATAGAGTAATTTCAAAACTCAAGATTATCAACAAGAAACTTGATTCGATAATTGAGTTATATTATTTACCAGGAGTCGGCAAGTATGGAATACAAACAATAAATGGTGATTCGGAGACTATTATTTTTTCGAATCTCTTTAATAATAAATTAAAATTATTCTGTGAACTATTTGATTTAAAACCAAATAAAAATAAGGTATTTAAATTCGATAGATGTATAGATTATAGAAGTCAAATCCTAAATAAAATAAATAAAGTTTTACATGATATCGATGTTATTGATAATGATACCAATGTTGACTATTTTAATGATTATTATCTAACACTGAAATTTGATGATATATATGAGAAGATCGATGGATTATTTTGTTCTCCGGAAGTGATTAATAGGGAATACCATGTCCATGTACGTGATTCACAATCCAGCTACGAGCTTAACCTTAATGAATGCTTTGATATTAAAAGTTTTATAAAATCAGTATTCAAAGATAGACAAGATAATAAGGTTGAAGTGTATACTCTTACAAATACCGGCTATATAATGGTACAAAAAAATAGATATGGTCGGAATGACGATGGAATATATACTATTTATGATGCGAAAACCAAGAAAAAGGAGACAATACAAGTAACTGAAAATACTATTGAACAGGAAATAGATATTATTAACAATATAGTCAAAAATACATGGAATGATAATTTTTTGACTGAATATTCTAAAAAAGGATATAAAGTAGAAATAATAGGTAACAAATTTGAGATTCATATTACTCTATTTTATGATGATAAAGAAGTTGTTATTAAAAAGTTGGCAGGTAATTGTAATTATATAATTAAAATCGAGATGAAGAATGGGCAGATAGGATTAGAATATATTATAAATAACGATATCAAATTAAAAATAAAACTTAAATATGCAGAAAGATATGATGTAAACATCAAAAATGAAAAATGGTCATATAATAATTATTGGAATCATTCTATTGAATATGTTAATGATTACCAATATGATTCGAAATGGGCAGCAGATTATCTAAACCTTATTAATAAATTACTGAAATCATATAAACAATTGGAATTGGATGCTGATTATATTTCAATTGATGTTATCAAAATTAATAGGAATAATTTTGCGATTCCATTTAATACTAGTATAAATTACAAAGACAAACACATCATGATATGTAATTTTGATGTTAATTACCTTAATATGATTATCATCAATGGAAATCAATTCAATGATATAATAATAAACAACAACGAAAATATTTTAATTAAACGATTTGGTTACATACAACCAAGATCACGCGGCAATGGAACAAGTGTGATTAAAAGTAGTGATTCAAATGATATCAAAGTCGATAAAGTGGAATCATATGATATTATAAATAGTGATGGTAAATTCGATATTGAATTGAATCATGTTATTGAAAATGATAATAATCTTAAAGTAATGAGTAATAAATTAACATCAAGAATTAACAATTATGGTTATAAAATAGGAATATCAAAGAATTCTAATCCATGCATCATTAAATTAGAACTTCTTGAAGGCTCAAAGGTAGCTGGAGAAGGAAGTAGTAAAAAATTACGAACCAATATTTGTAAAGTCGTCGGAATTTTTGAATTTACTTTTACAAAAGAAAGTATTAAATATAATCTTTCATCGCATGTAACATTTGTAACTGCTCTGTTTGATAAACATTTTGAATATACCTTAGGACAAACAATATCGGTAGACAATTTTAATAGTGATCTGACAAGAGTTTGTGTTCCCGGCATCCATTTTTTCTTAGAACAGAAGGATGCAATAAATTTTTACGGACAATCACATGGTATTGATGTTACCGTTGAATCACATCAGATCGATGGTTATGATGATATTGAAACATATAATTATGCAAATGAAGTGGAGAATAAAGAAAAATTAGACTAGATTTTTGCTGACGCAAAAATGAATGCTCCGCATTCCTCGAGCCAAGCTCGAACTTCGCTTCGCTCGTAGATAAGGTCTTTTATTTTTGTGTTCGCTTGCGCTCACGCTACGCATGGATTAGCATAGTATGGTATTATATTATGAAAAATATCATATAATTTTCATTGGTTACAATATGATGATGATTTTAATAGAGAATAATACTATGATGTTCAATTAATTAATTGCTACACAATGCGATCATTTTATACATATCAAATTTCATTTAGTAATCATAAAATGGAGCCATTGTGTGGAAAAAATTCTTTGTTTATCATGTTCAAATTCTAATATAAATTTCTCCATATAAAAATATAATAATGGACTTTTTTAAAAACCCTATATTCATAGCAATAATAGCAGCCGGATTAACATACTTATATATGTGGTGGGATAATAAGAAAAAACAAGAAGATAACCCAAAAGCAGCCATTGAAGAGTTAGATATCACACCGCCAATATTAGTCGGGTTAGTAGCTTTATTTATTGCATATAATCTTTTTGGATTTGGAGGGAATACATCTGATAATACAATCGAACAAGTCAAAAATCTAGAAGGAGGAAATGGTGTTAAATTAATTGAAGGTAAACCATTGATGCACACAAAATTTTCTGATAAATTAGCCGACTCATTTGACAGCAACACATATCATTTAATAGGCAAAAACATGATTAAACTACCTCAGACGGATGTGTTCATCGATATCGCTAAATTCTAATATACAAGCGAAGCACAAGCGAAGCGAAGTTCGAGCTCTGCTCGTGGCGTGCAAAGCACGCATTTTTAATTATATTAAAATAATATAATTAAAAATCTATGGTTGCAAAAGAAATCAAGACAGTCGGTGGAAAAAGCCTTCCGTTGAGAGAATTTGAATTTAAATGGTTTAGTACCAATCCATCAATCTGTATGATCGCAAAAAGAAGATCTGGTAAAAGTTGGCTCGTTCGTGCTATTTTAAAATATTTTAAACATTTACCTGGTGGAGTGATCATTGCACCCACAGAAAGAATGAGTTGTTTTTATGGTAACTTTTTTCCAGAACTCTATATCCATTATGAATATAAAAGTGAAATATTAGAAAGTTTACTTTATAGACAGAATCAAATGGTTGAAAAATGTCAAAAGAGGTATAGTGAAGGCAAACGAGTAGATCCTCGAGCGTTTTTGGTCATGGACGACAGTTTAGCATCAAAGGGGACATGGATGAGTGATCAACCAATTTTGGAAATTTTTTACAACGGTCGGCATTATCAGTTATTATTTATATTAACCATGCAATTTCCATTGGGGATTAAACCTGAGCTTAGATGTAATTTTGATTATATTTTTTTATTAAACGAAGATTTTTATTCTAATCAAAAAAGAATTTATGAACATTATGCCGGAATGTTCCCATCATTCGATTCATTTAGACAGGTATTCACACAATTGACCACAGACTATGGTTCTATGGTCATTGCAAACAATGGTGCCAAAAAAGACATCATTGACAAAGTATTTTATTATAGAGCAAATAATGAAGATTTGAGTTTGATCGGTTGTAATCAATTCAAGGAGTTTCATCAAAAAAATTTCAATCCTAACTGGAAAAATAATATTGAAAGAATAGATACTAATAAAGTATTTGGTACTAAAAGAGGCGGAAAACCAAATATTGTTGTGAATAAAATAGAACATGGACATAGAGATGATGATCGACATAGCGACCGAAGAGATGATCGATATAGTGATCGAAGAGATAAAAGGGATGATCATCACGACCGTGATGATGACCACTATCGAAGGGATAATGGATATGGAGGCTATCATTAAAAAATGACTTAAAGGTTTGCTGAATATTAATAAAATATGAGTGACAATATATTACCAAATAAATATCCAAAAATTGCAAGTGAATGGAATTATACAAAAAATGGTGATCTAAAACCTAAAAATTTTACCTGTGGATCTAAATGTAAAATTTGGTGGATATGTGAGAAAAATAAACACGAATGGGAAACTATGATAGTGCATAGAACAAATGGTTCCGGATGTCCATTTTGTCTTAATGAAAATAAAGGAAAGACTTTGCAAGAATTGTTTCCAATTGTTGCTAATGAATGGCATCCATATAAAAATGGTGATTTAAAGCCTGAAAATTTTACTTATGGATCTACCAATAAAGTTTGGTGGATATGTGAAAAGAAACACGAATGGGAAGCAGCAATAAGTAATCGAACCGGTAAAAATAAATCAGAGTGTCCTTTTTGTAAATTTATTAAAAATGGAAACAGTCTAGAAGAAAAATATCCAGACATTGCTAAACAATGGCATTATGAATTAAATGTCCCGTTAAAACCAAATGAAATATCATTTGGTTCGAATACAGTAGTCTGGTGGATATGTGAAGAAAAACATGAATGGCAACAAACAGTGGGTGAAAGAGTCAGAACTACAATAGGATGCAGAACATGTTATACCAAAGAAAATTCATTAGCTGTGAAATATCCAGAAATAGCCAAACAATGGGATTATAATAAAAATCAAGTAACTCCTTTTGAAATTTTTTGTCATTCTAATACCAAAATATTTTGGATTTGTGAAAATAAACATTCATATTGTACATGGACTTCACATAAAATTAAAAAACCAGATTGTCCTTATTGTATAGGACAATTTGTATCAAATACCAATAATTTAGGTATTTTATATCCAGAACTTATTAAATATTGGGATTATACACAAAATGATTTTACGCCATTTGATGTTATGCCAGGTTCTAATAAACTTATAACTTGGGAATGTGATAAAGGGCATATATGGAAAAAGAAAGTACTTAATGTGATTAGAAGCAAAAATAATGAATGTCCTGAATGTTATATGGAGGAAAATAATTTAGAAAAATTATATCCACACATAGCAAGTGAATGGGATTATGAAAAAAATGGTGATTTAACGCCATCGAATATAACATATGCATCAGCTATTTATGCATGGTGGAAATGTATTAAAAAACATGAATGGAAAGTTCAAATAAGTAGTAGAACAGCTTTTAATTCATCTTGTTCTCATTGTAATACAACAGGATATTCAAAACTGGGTATAGAATGGTTGAATAACATTGCCACAGAAAATAATATATGCATCCAACATGCAATTAATGGTGGCGAATATAAAATTAAAATTGATGATAAAACATTTAAATTTGATGGGTTCTGTAAAGAAACTAATACAGTTTATGAATTCCTTGGTTGTTTGTGGCATTTTCATCCTCCATCAATTTGCAAATATAATAAAAATAAAAAATTTACTGATAAAAATCCTGTTAACAAAAAATACAATATTGATCTTTATATGAATACTATAGAAAGATTGGGATTAATAAAAAATGCTGGATATAATTTAGTTTTTATATGGGAATGTGAATATTTAAAAAATAGAGTGTTGATATGATTATAATTGTGAAACAAAGTAGGTGTTGACCATCCACTGTTTTTTACGGTCGAAATTCCTTATAGATAATAGCCATGGAGACGGCTGAGAAAACATCGTCTCAAACACCTCTGATGGATAGATTTCACTCTTTTGCTCTTCTTCGAAGCTTCTCGGTATGTATCTATACTCTGGAATGGGCAAAGGACAGAATGGTTCTTGCAAAGGCGGTGCGGTTGCTTCTTTATCATTTTCTTTTGTATATCGATAAACCAGATATATTATACCAATCAACAATATGATTACAATTATTTCCTTTAACATTATCTTAATATATATTAACATAATATTCTCTAAAGTTTAAAAAATTACAATATTATTTCTTATTTTTATTCAACTTGTCATACAATTCTTGAATCTTCGCTAATTTGCTATCGATTGTTTCTATTTTTTGTTCTTTATTGGTAATTTGTTTTGTTGTTTCATCGATCTTTGTCCTTTCTTCTTTCAGGTAATCATCCTGCACCCGTACTTCCTCACCTAACCTCTTTAATTCTTTTTCTTTTTCGGTCAATGGTTTAATTTCTTCTCCTTCGATTTCACCATCTTTCCCAACCTCTTCTTCATCTTCTTTTTCATCCTCTTTCCCTGCATTTCTTGCTTCTATTTTCTTCTTCAATCTATCTTTCGCCTTATCCAATCTGGCATTATTATTTGTTTTCGCTTTCGCCTGTTCTTCTTTTGCAGCTTTCTTAATCATATCTTCTTTTCTTTCATGTTGCATCTGTTTGGATTTTTCGAGATTATCTTTGTAACCTTTCATTAAGTCATTCAATTCCTTTTCTTGATAAACGCTATCTTGAACATCGTTAGGATCTGGATCCCATCCTAACCATTTGCCCATTTCTCCAACAAAAACATTAAAATCAGGATCTGTTTTTTGTAATTCTTTAGCCCGCTCATCTGCTTCCTGTCGAGTACCATAAACACCTCTGATTTTTAATCCTCTTACCGAACAGTTTTTAATTCCTTCCGGTGACAAAAAAGAAATACATACCCATAACTGTCCAGGAATTGGAGTATCTTCAGTTAAATAATCGATATATTTGGTATTCTCTGTTTGATTTTGTTGCATTAATATTACTTAGTATATATATCTCTTTATATCATTATTATATTACTTAAAGTGACGCACATATTAAGCCCGTTAAAGCAACAGCACAAAGCTTGCTTGATTTTCTAAGAAAATTATTTTCTGGAGAAAAAGCTTAGCATGAGCATTTATCCTCATCCTCTGTTTTTGAGTTTGTTAGCTTTATAATCTTACTATTATATGTTTGTCCTTTTTCTTTGATTATTTGTTCTCCAAACAATTTCATTTTGTCGATTAATTCATTAAAATTTGTTGCGTTTTTAACTGATACATTAACATAGTGCGATTTATCTTTTAACTTTTTATATTTTGCCATTTTTTCATCTATTAATCCGGAAACTATCGGCGATACTTCCTTAACAAGGTCCAATTTATTACCAACTATTATAATCTTAACATCTTTATCGAGATCTATATTTGAATTATTTATATAAAAATCTAATCGGTTGATACTCTCCGGATTGCTTAAATCAAAAACAAAAAATATTAATCCGGCGCCTTTGCAATACATCGGAACGAGTGAATTGTATCTCTCTTGACCGGCTGTATCCCATATTTGATATGTTATGTCATCCTGTTTTATCGTTACGAAACTCGCGCCTATGGTACTTTCAGTATCTCTATGAAATGTATCTGTCATTAATCTATATACCATAGATGTTTTTCCAGTACTCGACTCACCAATAAATACAGTCTTAATAGTGCCCTTCATATAATTTTTCGGAAGAAATTTTCTTTTGAAAAATGAATGCAAAGTATTCTATGATATGATTCTTTAATTGTTCACTGTTGTTCAACCATTAAAGGAAAATACATATCTATTATTGCGAATATCACCGCGGCAATTGTTGCCATAATAAAAGAAGTCGTATAACTGACTGTGCATTCTGGTGTGTATTGTGAGGCAATAAATACTGCTGCAAATAAAATTAAATATCGTAATAATTTTCTTAAATTGTTCTTAGATATTAAATTATTCCACATTAATATTATTATATATAAAAATTTTACTCATAACAATAATTATCATCCGGTTCATTTTCAGAGGATGTTGATGCTTCTTCATCTTCATGTTCATCCTTCTTCTTATGTTGTTGTTCCTTTGAGTTGCTTATAAAATCATCCAAATAATTTTTTAATTTTTTTGCATTGTTTGACTCATCATCAAAACATTTTTCTGTAGTATCTTTTTCACCTGAATTTAATGAGATTTTAAATAGATCATTCCAAATACCAGGACCCCATGATTGAAAAGAGGACTCAGTATCCGATTCTTTTATCACATATTTATCAAAATCAATATTGTCCATATTAATTGTCTTTTTTTGTATATTATCAATAACTGAATCGATATCTTTAAATATACTAATGTTGTATTTTTCTCCTAAATTCTTAATTGGATTAGCAATGGCATTCAAATTATTATTATCCGAATATGCATTCATTCCTTCTTCAAAAGCT